ATGAGAAAACATCCTTATCAAAAATTATTAGATCGAAAAAGAAAATGGACACCAGTCCAAGGAACAAAAGGAGTATGTCGTGAAGGATCTGAAGAGACCATCAAGCGTGCTCTTGCAATACGCCATATGGAGTTACCTGTGGGTTCCTTCATTACGGAAGCACTTGAAAAAGAGGTTCCCGATTCTGCAAGAGTACTTCTAGAATCAAACGTACAAGATGAAATTAAGCATGATCTTGCTCTACAGTACATAGTAAATGCTATAGGTGCAGATGAAAATGCAGAAAAAGAAGCAATTAAATTAAGAGATGCCTGGATTGAACACCCTGATCACACAATTACCAAAGCTTTGGTCGCAGAA